AATTTTGTGTAATTCTGAACATTTCACGCCTTTTGTTGATTGCTGGCCTCAACAGCGGTATAATGCCATCAACAGTAACGGATAATGGTCTACGTTATGAGTTTGTATGAGAACATGAATGCACGGAAGAAGGCTGGCACGAGCCGTCCGAAAAGCAAGTCTACGGTTAGCGACAAGTCGTATGCCAATATGAAGGCTGGTTTTCCGAAGAAGAAGGCTGCTCCCAAGGCGTCACGGACCTCCAAGGCTATGGGATATAGTTGATGCAGTTGACCTATAGTGATCGGAGAGCTTAATGGCACAACCACGGGACTACGCACGTCAATACAATTTTAGGGATTTCCAGGCGACCAGTCCCAGCAGTCCTTTGCCTGGCACTGAGGTTGATGCTGAGTTAAATTCGGTCAAGCTGACGTTGGACGATTTGAATGCGAACATTGCCAAGATACAGCGCGACGATGGCAAGTTGGGCAACGTTTCTGTTCACAAGGATGCGTTTGACCAGGGTGCGTTAGCGATTATTAACAGTGATTTCACGCCACGGGGTGTCTGGGCGACGGCTACGTCTTATGCTGTGAATGATGCTGTTGATTTCAACGGTGCGACGTATGTTGCGACTGCGGCGCATACATCGAGCGCGGCTTTTGCGACTGACATTGCGGCATCGCGTTGGATATTGATAGCGAATGCTGCGATTGCTGGTACGAGCAGTGCGGTTGATAAGTTTGAGGGTGACGGGTCCACGACGACGTTTGTGTTGTCTTATGCTTATGAGAGCGAGACATCATTTTTAGTTTTTGTTAATGGCGAGTTATTGAACCCTGTTGACGATTATACGTTATCTGGCACGACGTTAACGTTATATACGGCTCCTGGATTACCTACTGTTGCTGGTAATGAGAATGTCATTGTTTGGGGTGCTAGTGTTGTAGGGCAGGCGGCTAAAGAGGCTGCGGAGGCTGCTGAATCGAATGCGAGTGGTTTTGCTGACGAGTCTGAGAGTTGGGCGTCTAAGATCAACGGGATTGTCGAGGCTACGGATTATTCGTCCAAGGCGTGGGCGACGGGTGGTACTGGCGTTAATACGGGGTCTGGTTCTGCAAAAGACTGGGCTAGTAAGCTGGGTTCTACGGTTGGCAATACGACGGAGTATTCATCGAAGTATTGGGCGACGCAGGGCGATGTTCCGATTGTAGCGACGAACATTGGGTCTATAAATACTGTTGCTGGCATTGCGTCTGACGTGACTACGGTTTCTGGCATCAATGCTGCTGTGACGAATGTAAGCGGTATTAGCACAGATGTTTCGCTTGTAAGCGGCATTAGCGCGGATGTGTCGACTGTTGCGGCGTTAAGTTCTTCTAGTTTGAATACTGTGGCGACAAACATAGGTTCTGTTCAGACTGTTGCGACGAACATAGCGAAGGTCATCACTGTTGCGAATGATCTGACTGAGGCTATCAGTGAGATTGAGACTGTTGCTGATGATTTAAATGAGGCGGTCAGTGAGATCGAGGTTGTTGCTGGTGCGATAACGAATGTCGATTTAGTTGGTGGTTCTATATCGTCTGTTAATACTTTGGCGGCGATAAACACTGCTGTTGTTGGTGTTAACTCCATTTCAGCGACTGTCACTGCGGTTAACAATATCAGTTCTAACATTGTTGATGTTGATGGCAATTCCGCGAACATAAACACTGTTGCTGGTTTAAGCACTCAGATCACGAATTTAAGCGGTATTTCGTCTACTCTTACGAGCGTTAATAACAATTCTGCCAACATTAATGCAGTTAACGCCAATTCGACGAACATAAACACTGTTGCTAGCTCGGTAACGAATATAAATACTGTAGCAACAAATGTTTCGTCAGTTACCAATGTAAGCAACAACATAAGCTCAGTTAATAGTTTCTCTTCTCAGTATACGATTTCCGCTTCTGAACCTTCTAGCCCTAACGAGGGCTTGCTCTGGTTTGATACCTCTACAGACACGATGAAAGTCTACAACGGCAACTCGTTCCAGAACGCTGGGTCTTCTGTAAACGGTACAAGCTCACGCGGTTCTTTCACAGCAACTGCTGGGCAAACTGTATTTACCACAACTGGATATGATAGCGGCTATCTTGATTTGTATCTCAATGGCGTCAAGTTGATTGACGGCACTGACTTTACTGCAACTAATGGGACTAGCTTTACGCTGACCACTGGCGCTGCTCTGAACGATACTGTGGACTACGTTGCCTACGGCACGTTTAATCTTGCAGACGTATATACCAAGACAGCGGCTGACGCTCGTTACCCACAGTTCTCAGACGTTTACACACAAACGGCTGCTGACGCTCGTTACTATACACAGACTGCTTCTGACGCGCGTTACTACACACAAACAAATGCTGACGCTCGTTACCTTCAGCTAACTGGCGGTACTGTATCAGGCGCTTTGATTGTTAGTGGAAATCTAACGGTGTCTGGAACCACGACAACGGTTAATAGCACTACGCTCGATGTTTCTGACTTAAACATAACCATTGCTAACGGAGCGGCTGACGCAGCGGCGGCTGACGGTGCTGGCCTTACAGTTGATGGGGCTGCTGCAACTATTCTTTACACAGCCACGGGCGACAAGTGGGCCTTCAACAAACCTATAGCACTAGGCGATTGGACCATCACCGAAAGCGGTGGGTCTTTGTATTTCGCCACAGGCGGCACAAACCAAATGAAACTGGACGCAAGCGGCAACCTAGATGTTGTTGGCAACGTCAATTCAAACGCAACAATCACCTAGTAGGAGTATACGAACATGGCGATTAAAGTAGGCGGCACAACCGTCATAGATGATAGCAGACAGCTAGCAAACATTGCTTCAGTAGATGCAACGACTGTTACTGCTCTAAGTACAGCTGGGGCTGGACTGCCTTCTCAGACGGGCAATGCAGATTTCTATCTTACCACTAATGGAACAACCGCAACATGGGCGGCAGTCGCTACTGGCGGGGCTTTGTTCAATGGCAACTTGTTTCAATAGGGAGAATAAACAATGACAACATTCGCATTCGCAAACGTAGAGGCTAGCTATGGCTCAGGTGGCACTAGCTTATCTCACCCAGAGCAAACTATTTATACTGTTCCCGCTGGTAAATTAGCAAAGATTAAGTTCGATAGCTATCATATGAGCATTAATACTACGAACAGACTTATAAACAAAATGTATTGGATTTTGTACTCCCAGAATTCTAGCTCAACGACATTAAGAAAACACATGGTTGGCGAAGCTTATAATACTGACACCGGTGTAAGAACGATGTCATTCTATAATCCCGCCGATTTCACGACTCTTCCCATTGCGGAGGGCGGCGCAACTGGCAACCCACGTTACGGCAAGTTTATGAACGCTGTCCCTGAAAATTTTGTATCTAACAATGTATCGCAAAACATTAACGATAGCCTAAGAATGGCAACTTGGTCTGTCCAAGGTGAGGGTGCTTTTGTTCACGGCCCCGAAACATTTTTTATGGGTGCTGGTGAAGTATTAAAGTTGAGAACAAAAGACGCACTAAATTCTTCTGACGCTAGCCGCTTTACCAATATGCGCTGCGCCGTTTGGTTGGAGGACGTGTAACATGACAAAAGCAAGAGACTTAGCAAACCTAATCGCAGCGGGTAATCCTCTGGCTGATGGGGCTATTGCTTATTCAGAAGTTACTGGCACACCGACACTTGGAACCGCTGCTGCTGCTGCCACAGGGGACTTTGCTACAGCTGCGCAGGGTACACTAGCTGATGCTGCGCTTCCAAAAGCTGGTGGTGCCGTGACTGGCGATGTAACCTTCGGTGACAGCGACAAAATCATCATGGGCGCTGGCTCAGATCTCCAGATTTATCACGATGGGTCTCACTCACTTATTAAAGATTCCGGCACAGGAAACTTAAAACTATTAGCTGAAAATTTCTCTGTTCAAGACCCTAACCAAACTGAACAAATGATATTAGCTACACCAAATAGCTCAGTCAATTTGTACCATAACGGTAGTAAGAAGATTGAGACAACCGCACTCGGCTGTGACATTACGGGTAGAGTGGCTGCTGATTTTCTTGTCCCTGCATCCAACCAAACAGACCCAGACGATGGCGCTGCCTACATTTATCAACAAAGTGGTGTTGGATGGGATTTTGCGGCATTAAACTTAAAGTTCAGCACTGGTACATCTGGCAACAGAGCAGAGCGTATGCGCATCGACAGCGGCGGCAACCTAGGTGTCGGGACTGCAAGTCCGTCTAGGAAGCTAACCGTACAAGGTGGTTCTGGGGACACATTACCTGTCAGGGTAATAGGTGGTTCTGGCGCAACAACTAGCGGCTTGGAGTTCCAAGACCCCTCAACCACAGCTGACTATAAGGTGCAGATAGGGTCTATCGGAGACAACCTGTATCTTCGTGCGGGTGGTGCAGAAGGCATGCGCATCACCAGCAGCGGTGATGTCAACATTGTAAATGAACTAAAAGCAGGTAGCTACAACGAGACCTACGCAGCCCTCTCTGGTACATCCCCAGCGGTCAACTGTGAGACAGGCAACGTGTTCTCCCTCAGCACAACAGGCAGTACTACATTCACATTCACCAATCCCCCTGCATCTGGCACAGCTTATGGCTTCACACTCAAGGTAACGGCTGGCGGCACACACACTTTAACATGGCCCAGTACGGTTGATTGGGCTGGCGGTACCGCACCTGATGCGCCTGCTAGTGGTGAGACTAACGTGCTTGTCTTTATTACTTACGATGGCGGCACAACGTGGTACGGCTTCCAAGCTGGGGCTGCACTAGCATGAGTGTTATAAGCAAACTTACCGCTCTCGCAGCTGCTGGGGTAAGCACTGGCACACCAGCGGAGATGGGGGCGCAAGCTACTTTATCGGGTGGCAGGGGCGCTCGTTGCTCTTCAATTTGTCGTATAGGAGATACAGACACTTTCTGTTTTGTCTATTTCGACACTGGTTTTAAAAGGGTATATGCTAAGGTAATTACTTTTAACCCCTCAAATGGTTCTTTTTCTATAGGTGGTGAACAGGACATTTCTGCCTCAGGGCATAGTGCGGAACGTATAAATCCAACAGCAACTTGGGACGCAACCAGTAATCGTGTTGTTTGTTGCTTTCAAAAGGATGCTTATTACCCCGGCGTTTGTACATTTTCATTAAGTGGTAACTCAGTACAAAATGTAACTTCTGTACGAATTAACAGTGATAGCAGCCAAGTGTTAAGCAAAGGTATTAACTTTCTATATGATTCTAGTAGTGGAAAATATGTAGGTGTACTCCATAAAGTAAATACAGGTACACGGGGCTTTGCTTTTACTGTTAGCAGTAATGGAAGCATAACAATAAATACGTCATCACACAATATAAGTGGAGGTGCTGCGGGTTATAATAGGTCAGACCTAACTTCTTTAGTTTACGATGGGGCAACCTATCATTACTTTAATGGAGTAAGAACTTCTAACGGAGGGCGTCATCTTTGTTTTACATTTAACGGAAGTAGTTTCGGCAATGAAGATGGCGATAGTTTAAATCTGAATAGTGACAATAGTTTTGCTGGTGCGATGTATCTCCCGACAGTGAATAAAGTAGTTACTATCTGGAATGAATCTTACAATTATTATACTGGTTGGGTCCAAAAAATTAGATTCTACACCCCTACCACTTCTGGGACTAGGTTATCTTTAACATCCACAACAACATTAGGCAGTTTCTTAGTTGGCTTTAACTCTGCTGCACAAATTGATTCTGCTTGTTTTGAACCTGTATCTGAAGGGATTATACTGTTTGAGCAACAAACTAACAGTGGTACTGTTTCAGTAAATCAAGTGGTTGTAACTCCTTCTGGCGGTTTTCAAGAGATAGTTGATCTAGGCACTAATACTAATGGCGGAACAATAAATAGTGGAAGTAATATCGCACCTACGCACGACGATGATTTTTCTATTTTAGCTTGGGGTCACGCCAATGGCACTAACTATTACGCAAGGACTATTCGGGGTCAATCTTAAAGGAGCCAATAAATGCACGTCAAAATTACAAGCGGTAGTGTAGATACATACCCCTACAACGTAGGGCAACTACGCCGTGACAATCCCAATACATCATTCCCCAAGCAAATCCCTGATGGGATGCTTGAGAGCTATGGCATACTTCCAGTGACGTTTGCGGATATGCCCAACATTAATGACCACACTCAGAAGACAGATCAGGCAAGCTCACCCTCTTTAGTTGACGGTGTGTGGACTATCGGGTGGACTACATCAAGCAAGACCGCTGAAGAGACACAGGATTGGGACGATAATATGGCTTCGTCTAATCGTGGTAAGCGTGATGGATTGCTGGCTCAGTCTGATTGGACACAAGTAGCAGACGCACCTGTAGACACTACAGCGTGGGCTACATACCGTCAGGCTCTTCGTAATCTACCAGCACATGCAAACTGGCCTAACCTAGAAGATGCTGATCGGCCCACTGCGCCTTAGTTGTTGATTAATACGGTAAACAAAGAGACTGATATATGGACAAACGAACAGTATCATCCGCGCATGAACGGATCGATGGCCTTGAGAAAGAGGTGATCGCCATAAAAACGGAGGTCAGAATCCAGTTCAAGGATTTGTTTGGCCGCGTGAAGCGTATGGAAAGTATTATGATCGCAGCAACGGCTTCTATTATTGCACTCTTAGTCGCCGTGCTGACCAAGATGGGCTAAACAGATGATTGACCCCATCACTGCTGTGGGTCTGGCGACCAGCGCCTTTAATATTCTCAAGCAGGGCATATCTGCTGGGAAAGACATACAGGAGATGAGCGGAACCTTATCAAAATGGGGTGCCGCTTTTTCCGATTTTCAGTATGCTGAAGACAAAGTTAAGAACCCTCCCTTTTACAAGATGATGTCTGACAACAGTGCCAATGCTATCGAAATCTTCGCTCAGAAAAAGAAGATGGAGACCATGAGGAAGGAAATAAAAGACCACATATCATGGACTTACGGGCCATCAGCTTGGAAGGAAGTCCTCGCTATTGAGGGCGAGATGCGCCGTATCCGCAAGGAAGAGGCTTACAAAAAACAAGAGTTCATAGACAACACTATTAACTTCGCTGTTGGCTCTACCGTTT